TTGTTATGGACACCAATTGTAATAAACTTGCCCTTTTTCATTAATGCTATTCATACTTAATATATTTATGGTGTATTTAAAATATACAGAATAAACTTAAAAAAATCCAAATATTTTAATTATATTTTTAAAAAAGACAAATGATTATCGTAGACGTAACAAAAGAAAGAAACCTTGAAATTGCACTAAAAAAGTACAAAAACAAGGTTCACAGAACTAAACAAACTGAACAGTTGAGAAAAAGACAGGAGTTTGTTAAACCGTCAGTTCTCAAAAGACAAGAGAAACTTAATGCTATTTACAAATGAGAGATTGAATAATCCTAAGGATTAATCTAAACTTTTACTAAGTTCAACCAATCTGTAGTAATTAAATTTACTAACCGTAGATTCGGTTACTTCTTTCTTTGCTTGACTCAATTTATCGATTAACGTAGAATCAGATTCTTCTGAAATCAATTTATCAAATTTTTGTGTCATCGATTCTTTCAATGATGACATCTCAGTAGATAACTCATCGTCTTTCATTGTCACAATCTTCTTGAATGATTCTTTTTGTTCTTCATTCATAAAATCAGTAAACTTAGTATTGAAGTTATTTACCAATACCGCATTTAACAATGATTGATTATCGGTATGAACAGTAGATTCAGAAACTTGTGTTTGCTTAGGTAAAGTCAAATTCTTTAATAACTTTTCCTTTGCTACTACTTTCTTCTCCACATTCAATAATGTCACATCCTCAGATAGAATATCTAAACACTCATAGATTTCGTTTTTATCCGTATTAACGTCTTTTAGAATTCCACTTAAATTAGATAATGATTCACCCAAAAGTTTTGACTTTTGAATTAAAAGTGTTTCGATTTGTTCAACGAACAACTTAGCGGTTTCAACGCTTGGGATATGTTTATTTTCAATATCTTCATAAAACAAATACATCTCAACCAAATTCTTATTTGATTTAATTTGTTTTAATAAATCCTTCACACCCGACTTATTATCTGATGTGTAAGATTCCGTTAGTTTAACTAACAATTTTGTTTTTACATCTCCAAAATTTGACATTTTATTGTTCGTTTAGTATATCTTTTAATTTATTTTCTATTTCATAAATATTCTGTTGTGCTTTATTGACATCAAAAAGGTCATTAATGTTGGTATCTTCACCTAACATACTTAGAATATTACGTTTTTTTGTTGATTCACTTAAAGGTGCTGATTCAGCTCCACCACCCGCAGGTTCAGGAGATGCTCCTCCACCCATGTCGGCTCCACCAACCCATTTCACCACCTGCCGGTGCTTCTCCACCTTCTTGTCTCTCACCCTCAGGTACACCGTATTTGGCATCTACATCATCAAACACACCTGAACGTTTAATAACGTTTTGAGTATTTGTCAACTCAAATCCCATCGCTCTTTCAATACGTTGTTGTTGTAAATCAAGAAGAACCTCACTATCACTCATACCAAGAATATTCTTCTTAGCCCATGTGTGAGATACCGGTAAGATACCTACTTGAGATTGGTCCGAAGTTGCGTTCTTATACAATTCAATTTTTTCTTTCCACTGTTCAATCTTTAATAAGTCAGATTGTGCGGATGGGTTTGTTAATGAAAGAGAGAAATTATCCAACTCATCTTCCATACCTAATAGGTATAGGTGAATTAGAGCAATTTTATTTAACTCTTGAATTAATGATTTTTGGATTCTGTTAATCGTTCTTGCGAAACGAATATCCATTAAAGCCAATTGTTTACCATCACCAACAACTTCTTCAAATCCCAAGAAAGCTTTAGGGATACGAAGTGCAGCTAACATTTTCTTTTGAATGTATTCGATATCGGCAATCTCACCTAAGTTTTGTGCTCCCGCTAAAGTTTCAATCGGGTTGGTTTGTGCCGGGTCACGAATAGGTATGAAATAATCTTGGTCAACTGCCATTTGATTATATCTCATATCCACCTGACCGTTTCTTGGGTCAACAACTTGGTCTCTTTTAAATTTATTGGCAACACGTTGTACATATGCTTCGATATCTTTATCGTCCATATTACCAACGAATACTTTGAATACACGTCTTTCAGGTGCTCTTGTTGTTCTATAAATCAACATCGCATCTTCTGCAAGTAACAACTGTTTCCAAATTCTTCTAATCTTATCCAACATGGATGTACCATATGGAAGTTTTCTATCATCACCCAATAATCTAAAGTGAGCAATTTCCCATGCTTGGAATTCTAATTCCTTGTTTTTCCATTGGAACCTTAATTCCCTTGTTGGAACTTTTGCATCTCTTTGATTTGGTGATTTAGATTTCTCTACCCTCAATTCTTTCAATCTCAATATTTGGTAATTGTTGACAACCAACAATACCTGTTTCGGGGTCGATTTTCAAATAAACAAAATCGTCACCGTACTTACATACACCTCTCGCCCACATTTGTAGGTTGGTATTTAAATCTAATCTATTAATAAACAAATCCTCAAGTATTGATTTTACTCTTGTGGATTCAGAGAAGATTGTAAGGATGTCACCCTTTTCTGATAATGTAGTGGATTCTTCCGCGTAGATATCTAATGCTGCTGATATTTCAGGAGTAAACTCCATTGATTCATAATCGTAATATGCGGCTAATCTATTTGGTTCATAATATACCGATTGGTTGTAAAGAGATTGTTCAAGTTTGGTCCACTTATCTGCAATGTATTGGCTCTGTTGAGCTTGTAACATTGCTCTTTCATAGTCCTCTCTACTACTGGTTTTTAGTATCTCATCTTTGGAAAAATTAAATGACGGTGTCTCCTCAGGTTTTGTTGTACCCGGAAACCCAAACATCTTGGTTAACCTCTGAAATACTGTTTTATTATCTGTTGCCATGTATATAAATAGTTTTCTTTAGAATATAAATAATTTTATTGAGTTAATAAAGTCGTATCACTTCCTTCTACTAAATAACCAAGAGTATTCTTTGTAGTGGTCTTTAGTGGGTGAACCCAACGGATGGTTGTTATTTCCACCATTCATTTGCATGGCTCCGATAGAATCCATGGTTGAACCGTAAGCATAAAATGTCTTGTTTGCTTCGTATGTTCGTTCAGATACCGTCCATGATTCCAACATTGCTTTATTGGCGTTCTCGTTCTTTTGTAACTGACTGAAACACATATCACCGGCATATAATGCCATTGATAAACTCATAATTGAGTCGTCATGAGCACCTTTCATGTGGTCAGGTCTTCCGTTTATATAAACAAATGTGTTTAATTCATTCATTAATCTTGCCGACCTAACCGCAAAACCTTTCCTCAATTGTTCTTCAAATGCTGCAACTATTTGGGTTCGTTTATTGTTGAAATTGATACCGGGGATTTTATCCATTGCTTTAGAATTATATTCCCAAATATTCTTAGTATTAACACCATCAATGTACAAGTTTTTATAATTCATTTCTTGTAGTTTTCTTGATGTTGCTACTCCCATACCACCGGTAATATCTATCACAATAAATGCTTCATATAAAACACCCCATTTATAAGCGATTGATGCTAAATCATCTGGCGGTATTTTACCGATATATTCAACAACCTGTTCTCTTTCGTCAAAATCAACAATGTTAATAGATGAAAAGTCTTCACTATCCCCTCTACTAACATCAACACCCATAATGTATCTATGACCCACAATGGGTTCTTTCCATTGCCAAAAGGTACCTTGCATGTATTTCTCTTTGGGTTCACGCAACATATTTTTCGTAATGTTGTCCTGTACGTCACCCGGAATTACACCATCACCTGAACCTAAGAAGTCACACTCCAATTCCTGAGCAATTTTCCTTCTATCGTATTTGAATTTCTTTGACATGGATTCAAACCATGATGAGAATGGTTTATAACCTTCATCTAAGTATTCATTATACTTTTCAATGTCAAATTCATACATGACAACCTCATTGTCATCATATTGCTCACGATTTAACATGTAATGAGTAATATCACTACATTTTATCCATCTTAAATCTTTAGTGTAACGTGGGTCCTTAAACCATCTTAAATCCGTAATGTGGAAATCGTTCATTTTACGAATTGCTTGGTCATAAACACCGTAGTAAATTGGGTCATATCCATTCGGTGTGGAAATCAAAATGATTTTACCACCCGTAGAAAGAGATGCCATAGATGCCGCCCAAAAGTCCTCACCGGCTTCAATATACGCGGCCTCGTCAAATACAAGGATTGTAGGGGTATAACCACGAAGTGCATCGGGAGATGTCGCAACGGCTTTTACCTCACATCCATTATTTAATCTAAATCTACTTTCTGAGTTTTTATCGGGAGAAAACCCAACATTTAACCAATCAGGCCACTGTTCTAAAAAGTGACGAATCTTATTCGCCATTTCAATTGCAGTATCTCTTTTGTTGGCAATTACAAGTACTCTTTCGGGATTCTCAGGTTTTGCTAATTGTAACCTTCTTGAAATCCATGCGGATGTTACTGTTGATACACCCGCCTGACGATATTTTCTTGTAATATTTTCGTTATAATCTTCGTAATCTTGTATTAACTGAACTTGGTCAGGGAATAACTCAAGAGGTACATATTTTTTTTGAGTATTGTCATATGTCTGCAAATATGTTTTGAGAGCATATGGTGCGTCTTTCAATATTCTCGCATACTCTTTTAATTGTTCTATTCTTGATTCCATATATATAAATATGAAAAAAGGGTGGTAAAACCACCCTTCTCTTATTCGTCGTCATCAGATAACCTTATTCCGAGACCTCCTAAGAAGTCCCCTAAATCGTCATCATCTGTACTGTCTGTAATATTATTTAAATCATCATTGAACGCAGCGACCGCATTTTGATAATCTTGGTCTTTAAACATTTGGTCAATACCCTCCATCAATTGATTCATCAAACGTTTACCATTTTCTGAACCCGAAAGAACTTCCTTCATGAATACCAAGAAATGTTTTGCCGGTAATTTGAAAATCTCAACCAACAAATAGTTTTGTAATTCAAACTTGTTTTCGTCCAATAAAATTTCTTCAGGGAATTGTCTTCTAACTCTATCCCAAATTGCCGGACCTAAACGTAAATCCCACATCTCTTTTTCTAATGTGTCCTCAGAACCTTCAATCTCAGACCATGCTTCGGTATCTTCGTTACCCTCTTCATCTGTTGGTCTTCCTTGAATTGCGAACAACTCCATAACACCTTTAATCAATTCATGAACAAGGATTGGGAAGTTAAGTCCTCTGGCAACAATTGTAGGTGGCTCAGTATTTCTTTTTACTTCTTCTTTACCACCAACAGAACCTCCACCACCGGCACCACCCATCATCATTTTCATGGTTTCATCACTCAATTGCCAATACAATGTATCATTAATTGACATAAGAATACCATATTGATTGATGATTCTGTCAGAACCAGTTATTTCTCTAATTTTATCCGCAACATAGTGATACATGTAGTGACCCTTTTTGGACGCTCCTTGTATCATGTTGTTAATTAATCTTCTATTTTGCTTTTTCCATAGTCATTGACTCTAAGTCACTCATCA